AAAAACGTATTAATGGGTATGCAGTTATCAACTATAAAGAACACCCCGAAGATACTATCATCAAGTTATTCAGAGTTCCTCAGGGAGATATTATTCAGTTGACTAGATTAGTAAATGGAAAACAGGAAGGAAGTTGGTATGAGTAAGAAAGAGAATGGCGTTCTATATATTAAGTATAAAGACGATGAAGAGGCTAAAAACGGGAGAGGTATTGCAGTTCATCTTTATCAAGACGTCAAACACTATGGTTTCCTAGCTGAAGGAATCAATCTACTTAAAATTGAGTTAGAAGATGACAACCGAGAGGCTATTTATATTCCAATGTCAAACATAGCGTTGATCGAATATTTTGAATCTATGAAGAAATTCAATCAATGTTATCCTCCTGGAACTGGATGTGGATATTAAAGGAGATGTTATGACAGAAGAATACATTGATCTAAAGTATTATAAAACGAATGATAGTCAAAAAGAAACTAGTAACCAATGGGATATGTGCTAATAGAAAGGTAAGAAAAATGGCTAAATTAAACCCAACAACAATGAAAACACAATACGACGGACAATACGATACGTTCTGTCGTAAAAATCACGACTATGGTAACTCATTTGAGGAGTCTTTGGACAAATTCGGAATCATCGCTAGTTTGGTCCGTATGCAAGACAAAATGCTCCGCTTAGAATCCCTAACAGACGACTCCAAAACGCAGCAGGTGGGCTCTGAGAGCCTCCTAGATACCCTTGAGGACCTATCTAACTATGCTGCGATGACTGCATGCTGGTTGAAGGGTGTACAGGCAGAAGATGATGTTATCAACAAAAGCTATCATGCAGTGAAGGATTTAATCGAAAAGTGTGACGATTCTGATGTAATGGACGCATATAAATACAATATCCAAGATATGCAAGATACAATGAAATTTTGGAAAAAACCAGGAACTCCATTTACACCATTAGGTCCTGAAATTATGGACGACCATTCATTACAAGAGGCACTTTTTAATAATTATATTAAAGAAACTGTGGATGAGTGTGCGAATCGTATTCATCAACTAAGTATAAGAGGAGAGATTCCTACAAAAGGTGGAATTGAACATTATACTTATAAACTTGGACGTTTGGCTATGGGACACTACAAAGACCCAGAACAAATCATCGAACACGTTAGTCGAATGAATTCATTCCGTAGTCTTGATGATAAGTATGCTAAACTGGTTGTAGACTCTATCAAAGAGTATATTCACGATTTCAATAAAGAAAAGGAATTCAAAGAAGGTAATAAAAAGATTGTTGTATTTGGGCGTGCCGCAGGTAAAAATATGGCGGTTATGCGTAGCCTCTTGAAAGACCTTGGATTATCTAAGGAAGCTATTCGGGAAATCTTCGATGAGATGGAGGAAGACGATGACGAGTAGATATGTAGATAAACTTAAAGATAGAATGCAATTTGAATTTTACATCATGGTTTCTCGTATGTAGTTTATAGTCAGGTTACAGGTGATGATAATGAGTAACACAGAGGTTGAGTTTAAAGTACTGGTTCCTATCTACTCAAAAGAATACCAGGAGCAGAAACGATTTACAATTGGTGAATTACCTGAAGTATTCCGACATGTTCGAAGGGTTACTATGAGTGACAATTATGTAACCATTGTATATGGTCGTACAACACAAACATTAGAGAAAGCAGTTATTCGAAAAGAACATATTCTCTCGTACCATTATTACTTGAATGATAAGGAATTTGAAGCTGCATTGAAAGGAAAAGAGAGGAAAACTAATGAGTAAAAAGCCTATAGTATTGGACCATCATGATGCGGTATATCTGAAGAATTCGGACGATACAATCCGTGGATGGCATATAGATTTGGACCGAAATCCGGTCCTTATGGGGTTGTTTGGGACTGTTGGAAGGGCTGTTATTCAGGGATTTACCTATCAAATCCGGGTGGCAGAGCACGGATTTAAGGGTAAAAATGGGCATTATTTCGTCGAAATCCTCTGGTTAACGGACAAAAAGTAGGGTCGAATCGGGTATTTTATGGGGTGAAATTGGTGGAAAATCCTATGATATTTTAGGAATAATACGGTAAAAGACCGTGGAATTGCCTAAATATTTTAGGAAAACTGCTGGTTTTGCCTCATTTTGCTGCCCGAAAAATCGGTTTCAACACATGAAATTTTTTTGTGCAGCTACTTGGCGTACTATAATATTTGAGGTAAATTGGGTGAAACTGCCCGAAAAAACATGGGGAAAACTTAAAAAACCCGCAAATGCACGGTAAAATCTCACATTTTCTATTGTTATTAGGAATGAGTTAAAAAGTGAACTGTATATAAAGACAATAGGAAATTGAGGGCAAAAACTGTGTGCAGCACAAGGAGGTAGAATTTAGTGGATTTTTTAGATGTGTCTGTGAAAAAGTTCACTTCCAATAATCGTACTGTCGATTATGAGGTTTCTCCTGACTTTATATTTGGCGACGCGAAAGACTTGGTTGTTAAAGGTTCCAAGTTTTACGCATATTGGAATGGAAGTTTCTGGGACACGAAACAGAAGAACCTATTTTATGATATTGACTCTTTGCTTTGGCGTAAGGCAAGAGAATTGGAAGATGGTCGTCCTGGGTTACGAATAGATGTAAAAGAGATTCGTAAAGCATCTGCCGGTAAGTTTCGTTTATTTGCAGATTTCTGTAAAGCGTGCGAAGCAAGCGATATTTCTTTCAACCAGAAAGTGTTATTCGCTGACCACAAGATGCAGAGACGAGATTACGCGACAACGCAATTAACATATTCTCCTCAGGAGGGAGAAGCTACTGCGTTTAAGGAATTGATTGGGACATTGTATCTTCCAAAAGAGCTAGACAAAATCCTCTGGTTCATGGGAGCGTTATTTACGAACAAGATGTACAAGATTGAGAAGTTCATGTATTTGTACGGTTCGAAAGGTAGCGGTAAGGGAACGGTCCTAAAGATATTCCGAATGCTGTTTGAAGATTATTGTGGAACAATTGATTTGAAATTGCTGACTAGTGCAGACCAATTTGCAACAGGACAAATCCAAGAGGTTCCATTATTGATTGACGAAGATACGGACATCAGTCATATTTATAACGATACTCCGTTGTTGAAACTGACAAGCCATGAGACCATATCCGTCAATAAGAAATTCAAAGAGCCTTATGATGTTAAATTTATTGGGTTGTTAATTACAGCCTCAAACCAACGATACAAAGTTCGTAACGTAGACTCGGGTATTACTCGAAGAGCTATCGTTGTGAACCCAAGTGGACAGAAGGTTAGTCATACAAGGTATAATCAACTAATGAGTCAGATTAAGTATGAGTTGCCTTATATTGCTCACATGGCTATCTCAAGGTTTGAAGAATTAGGATTTGATTATTATGACGATTATTTCGACGTGGACATGGCCGAACAGACTGACCATATCTTTGACTTCATTCGCAGTAATGCAATCCATATGCAAAATGGTATCACACTGAAACAAATCAGTGAGTTATATCGTGAGTACTTGGAAGACATGGGATGGAAGACAGACGGATATAAAGCAACTATCAAACGCGAAGCACTTCGATATTTTGATACGATGCTGAAGGACAGTCATGTTGATGGCACACGCGTAAATAATTATTTTAAAGGGTTTAGGTGGAACATCGCATTTCCTGAAGGAGTCGTTGGTACGACGAAAGCAGATGATACTGTTGTTCCTGACAATTGGTTGGAGTTCGACCACCATAATGAGGTCTTTAATAAACTCGCAGCAGAATATCCAGCACAACCAGCTTTAAGAAATGGAAACCCATCAGAGAAATGGGATAATGTCGTGACTAAGCTGTCGGATATTCAGACAAACAAATTACACTGGGTCAAGGTCCCACTCAATCATGTTATTCTTGATTTTGATTTGAAGGATGAGAATGGTAACAAGAATTTGGAGTTGAACAAAGAAGCAGCTTCTAAATTTCCACCGACTTATGCTGAGGTCTCTAAATCAGGACAAGGGATTCACTTGCATTATATTTACGATGGTAACGTGAATGAGTTGGATAATTTGGTCGAAAAGAATATTGAAATCAAAGTGTATCGAGGTAAGTCCTCTTTACGACGAATTGATAAAGCATCTAACAACCTCCAGCTATCTCATATTTCGTCGGGCTTACCGTTGAAGGAGAAGAAGGATAGAGAGATGTACGACCAGATCAAAGAAATCACATATACGGAAAAGACGCTCCGTAATTTTGTAAAGCGTCAACTAGGAATGATTGAAGGTAAAGAGCCGAGTCATCCGAATACCAAACCAACAATTGATTTTATTGCACACGAAATTCAGAAAGCAGCTGACATGGGTCTCGAGTATGATATTACTGACTTGCGTCATGCTGTATTTATGAGAGCGATTAGGTCGACGAATAATAAAGATTATTGTCTTGCTGTATTTCAGAAAATTCCATGGTCAACAATGAGAGACGATGATGGGGCTACTGAAGCCAAACTCACAAATTTCACGAAGATATATCCAAAAGAAGAATTGGTGTTCTTCGATATTGAGGTCTATCCTAACTTATTTGTTGTTGTCTGGAAGAAATACCATGATGACGAATTCACTAAGTGGATTAACCCAACCCCAGACCAAATTGAATATTTAATGTCGTTCCCATTAGTTGGATTTAATAACCGACGATATGACAATCACATTCTTTATGCTCGATTACTTGGAGCAACCAATATGGAGTTATTTACTCAGTCGCATCGCATCATCAACGAAAAAAATGCGAAGAGTGGAATGTATGCGGCAGCTTACGAATTGAGCTACACCGATATTTACGAGTACTCTCAAAAGAAACAATCGTTGAAACGTTGGGAAGTAGATTTGGGTATCAAACACGTCGAGATGGAAATTCCTTGGGACAAACCTGTGCCTGATGAACTAGTTCCAGTAGTTGTCGACTACTGTGTAAATGACGTAGATGCGACTGAGAAATTGTTCGATGCTATTTATGCGGACTATGTCGCTCGCGAAATCTTGGCGACGATTGCTAAAGGTTCAATGAATGCAACAAATAATCAGCTCACTGCCAAATTCATATTCGGTGATGACCCTCGTCCACAAGACAAATTCAACTATGTACATCTTGCCAAAATATTCCCAGGATACAAATACGAATTTGGTAAGTCATATTACCGTGGTTATGAAACTGGTGAAGGTGGATTTGTTTATGCTGAGCCTGGAGTATACTCTAACATCGCTTTGCTCGATGTTGAGTCTATGCATCCAAACTCATTAGTAAACATGAACTATTTTGGTCCGTATACTAAACGATATGCCGACTTATTGAAGGTCCGTGTTTTATTGAAACATAATAAGATTGATGAAGTAAAACAAATGTTCGATGGTGTCTTGGCTCCGTTCCTTGACAACCCTGAATATTTGAAACCATTGGTTACTGCATTAAAGATTGTTATTAACTCCGTTTACGGAATGACCTCTGCTAAGTTTGATAATAAATTTAAACATCCAGACAATGTGGATAATATCGTCGCGAAACGTGGAGCGTTATTTATGGTCGACTTGAAATTCGCAATTGAAGAACAAGGATACAAAGTCTGTCATATTAAGACCGACTCGGTCAAGGTTCCAAATGCCGATGAGAAGATTATTCAATTCGTTGAAGACTTCGGCGCACAAGAGAAATACAATTATAAATTTGTTCATGAGCATACTTACAAACGTATGGCTCTAATCAACAACGCGGTTTATATTGCTCAACTTGAAGATGACGAATGGTCACCAACTGGAGCTGAGTATGCTAACACATATTTGCTTAAACGGGTTTGGACCAAAGAAGAATTAGTCGATAGAGATTTCTTTATCACCAAACAATCCAAAGGCCATATTTATCTTGGCGATGAGTTTGTTGGTAAGGTCGGTTCTATTTATGCGTCCAAGACTGGAGCAGAATGTATGTGGACCGACGATGATGAGAACTTCAAATCTGTAACTGGAACAAAAGGATATTTGTTTAAACAAACAGACAAGTTTGATATCGAAGATGTAGACTTCTCATACTATGATAAAGTAGCTATTGATGGGCTTAAAAAGATTATGAAGGTCGGCGATATTACCAAAGTGGTAGATGATATGCCTAAAGATTACATTGATGTACTTGAATTACAAGCGTCATATTCTTCACCAACAACTATCAGTATTAATCATGGAACTCTGAAAGTTAAGTCTTCAGAGCTCGCATAATGCGATTTTAAAATTCGCAGAAATTACATGGCACATAATAGAGAGGAAGAGCAAAAATGCTCTAATTTTATCCTCTCTTTATTTTTTTGTGACACACGTCAGACACACGTCAGATTAGAAAGGACATAACATGACACAAATCACACAAATTTCAAATTCGCAAATCATCCTTGAGGATGTTCAATTCGTATTCGCTCGTAACTTCGCTGGAAGACCAGAAAAGTATAATCGAGTTGGCGACCGCTATTTTAATGTAGCTGTTTCTCCTGAAGATGTTGATATTCTTCGTGAATATGGTGTAAATGTTAAATTGTATGAACCAAAAGCATCAACGCCAGAACAAGAATTGAAAATGCAAGAGAACCCTGATATGTACGAACCTACATATTTCTTCAAAGTCCGTGTATACACACAATTCAGTATGCCATCTATAGCTATTATTTATGATAATGGTGAAATTGGAACTGACGACATTGTTGAAGCTCATGACCGTACATATTTGTCAAACGAAGACCAATTGGCTATGTTGGATGACATGGAAATTGCAGCTTGTGATATGACGATTGCTCGTCGTGACCCAAGTCCAGATGGACAATATGCTCGACTAAATCTTAAGAACGCTTATATACACGTGGTAGATAATCCACTACGTCGTAAATATGGTTTCTAATAGCGGGTATCAAATAGAACTTTACGATTACCAACGTAAAGCCATAAATAGATTACACAATGGTTCCGTATTATGTGGAAAGGTTGGTTCAGGTAAATCCTTTACTGGCCTTTTCTATTATTTAGAGAACCATAAAGATTTACCGCTCTATATTATCACAGTAGCTAAGAAGCGAAACGATAAAGAGTGGCACCGAGATTTAGAAAAACTCGGTATTGAAGGTGTTGTTGATTCATGGAATAATATTACAAAGTATCTTGATGTTAAAGACGCTTTCTTTTTATTTGATGAACAACGAGCTATTGGTTACGGTTCATGGGGCACATCTTTTATTAAGATTGCTCGTCGTAACAAATGGATTATGCTAACAGCAACACCTGGTGATGTGTGGATGGATTGGATGTGTATATTCTTAGCGAACAACTTCTATCGAAACAAAACTGATTTCGTTGATAGACACGTCGAGTACAATCCATATTCTAAGTTTCCTCAGATAAAAAGATATCATGAGACAGACCGTCTTGAACGATTGCGACAACATATTGCTGTTCCAATGCAAGACTTTAGAACTACTAGAACACACAGACAATATATTAATGCTTCTTTCGATAAAGATTTGTACAAATCGGTAATTGATAATCGTTTCAATCCATTTACAGAAGAGCCGATTATGAATGCTTCCGAATTCACACAAGTCTTACGTCGTATTGTTAATACAAGTGACCGTCGACGCGAGAATGTTAAACAACAAATCATGACTCGCGACAGAATCATTATATTCTACAACTACACCTATGAGCTTGATATTCTCAAAGAGATTTGTCAAGAATTAAATAGGGCATTTTATCAGTGGAATGGTCAAAAGCACGAAACAATTCCAAATGCTGAAACGTGGGTATATTTAGTGCAATACACCGCTGGTGCCGAGGGATGGAACTGTATTACAACCGATACAATCTTGTTTTATTCATTGAACTACTCCTATAGAATCATGGAACAATCCGAAGGTCGCATAAACCGAGTGAATACCTCCTTTACGGATTTGTATTACATTTATGTGAAATCCCCGGCATCCATTGATGATGCTATCGCTAGGTCCATATCTAGCAAAAAGAAATTTAACGAAAGGAATTGGGTTGAACAAACATGTCCAAACTCGAAAGAGATTTTCAACGAACATTGATTCAGGATATTCACAAACGTTTTCCTGATGCTATCGTTAAAAAGAATGACTCCGGTCATATTCAAGGTATCCCTGACTTGTCAGTAGACATTGGGGCATATTCTTACCACTTGGAAGTTAAGCGAAGCGAGAAAGCTCCTTATCGTCCTAATCAAGAATTTTATTTGGAAAAGTATAACAAAGCTGGTGGATGGGCTAGAACCATATATCCAGAGAACAAGGAGTTAGTGTTAGATGAAATGGAACAGACACATCGAATACGAAGGTAAACATTCATTTCTTAGCGCTAGTCAATGTCATTGGTTAAATTATACACCAGAGAAATTGGTGGAACGATTTGAAAATGAAAAAGCTAAGCAAAGAGGTACTGAATTACACGAATTTGCAAGTCATGCGATTCAGCATAGAATTCGCTTATTGCCCGGACATACGCATCCTGCAGTTGCAAATTTTGTCAATGATGCCATCGGTTATCGTATGGATAGTGAAGTATTGTTATTTTACAGTCCGTATGCTTTTGGTACAGCTGACGCGATTCGTTATGAGCCTCCTAAGAAAGATAATCCTCGCGGATTCTTGAGAATACACGATTTAAAAACGGGGGTCACTAAACCTAAGATGGAACAGTTACTCGTGTACGCAGCATATTTCTGCTTAGAGTATAATGTTGCTCCCGAGAAAACTGATTTTGAACTGCGTATTTATCAAGGAGAAAACATTGAAACATATATTCCTGAGGCTGAAGATGTGTATGATGTTTATCACACAATTAAGGAGTTCTCTGGAATTCTTGAAACGAAACCTAATTAGAAAGGACCATATTTGTAATGGATTTACAAGAAGCTTACGAGGATATTCTCTTACATAGAGGAACTCCTCACCAAGGTAATGTTCCTCACAGTGGACGATATTCATGGGGTTCTGGTGAGAACGCATATCAACGGGCTACTTCATGGTCCGATAAAATTGCTAAATATCGGAAAGATGGATTAAGTGATACTCAAATTTCTATGAAACTTGGTATTACAACTACTGAATTCCGTGCCCGAAATAGTATATCTAATCAACAAATTCGTTTACACAATAGCTCTCGTGTGCTCGAATTAGCAGATAAAGGATTAGGTCCTACTGAAATTTCTAGACAAACAGGATTGCCAGAATCAAGCGTTCGTATGTATATGGATGCTAAGGTTAAACATAATATTAATCGAATGGAATCTGTTAAATCTGATTTGAAAGAATTAGTAGCCTCTAATCCATATTTGGATGTTGGATTAGGTTCTGCACAACAATTAGGTATTAATGAAAATACTCTCAAACGAGCAGTGCAACAGTTGGAAGCTGAAGGTTATCATATGCATAAAGTATATGTTAAGAATGCCACTAACGATGATCACTGGGTTGAAATGAAAGTATTAACCAAAGAACCAAATGCTGATGTTGTTAGAGAACACAAACACGAAATCAAACCACCAAATATTCACAAGAATAGTGATGGTACAAATGAGTTGGGTCTCAAACCAATTCAACATATTGATTGGAAGCGTGTTAATATTCGTTACGCCGAACAAGGTGGAACCGATAAAGATGGTGTAATGGAACTTCGTCCTGGTGTAAAAGATTTAGACCTTGGCGGTTCCAAATACGCTCAAGTTCGTATTGGTGTTGGTGGTACACATTATTTAAAAGGGATGGCTGTTTATGGTGACCCTAAAGATTTTCCTAAAGGTGTTGACGTCATTTTCAACACTAACAAGAAGCAAGGTACAACCAAACAAGATGTTTTAAAACCTTTGAAAGATGACCCGGATAATCCATTCGGAGCTCAAATTAAAAGGAACGGACAACTTGGAGCTATCAATAAAGTTAATGAAGAAGGTGACTTGGGCCAAGACCTTATCTTCTCAGTTCGTATCTAAACAACCACCTGCTTTGGTTAAAGGTAGGATTCAAGAAACATATGCTAAGCTACAGAAAGAGTTTGATGAAATTAATAGTCTTACAAATCCTGTAGTTAAACGTGTAATGATGCAAGACTTTGCTGACGGACTTACAACCAAACGTCATAATTTAAAACTTGTTGGTTTTGATAGAATGAAAGGTCAAGTCTTATTACCTTTATCTGGTATTAAAGCAAATGAAATCTACGCACCAAACTTTAAGAATGGTGAGAAGGTTGTTCTTGTTCGTTATCCTCATGGTGGTATTTTCGAACTACCAGAACTAACAGTTAATAATAAACTTGGTAACACTGCAGCTAAGTTTATGAAGAATGCCAAGGATGCAGTAGGTATTGACTCTTCTGTTGCTAGTAAATTATCAGGTGCAGACTTTGATGGTGATACTGCAATGGTTATTCCTAACAATAAGAACGGTATTAAAACTAGTAGGTCGTTAAAAGAACTAAAGAATTTCGATACTAATGATTATTGGACCCCTGATAAAAAGATTCTTCCTCGAGATTCAAAAGGTAATTGGACAGAGAAGCAGAAGAAGATGGGCGAAGTCAGTAACTTAATTACTGACATGACTTTAAAAGGTGCTAGTCAATCTGAAATTGCTAGAGCTGTACGACATTCAATGGTTGTTATTGATGCGGAAAAACATAATCTGGATTATAAACGTTCAGAAAGAGAAAATGGTATTCCAGAATTAAAGAAATTATATCAAGACCATTATGATGTTATTACTGGTAAAAATAAAAGTGGAGCTTCCACTCTTATTTCTAGGTCCAAGACAGAACACCGTACCTTAGAGACATGGTATAAGGAACGTACCCCAGAAGAACTAGCTGCCAATCCAAAGCTTAAGCCTACTATTAAGAAGACCAAAACTATTTCAACAGATCATGTAGTTGAGATGGTTAAAGATGCTAAGACCCTTGGTTCAGGTACCCCTATCGAGAACATGTATGGTGACTATATCAATGCCCTTGGTAAGATGCGTGATAAGGCTAACAAGGTAGTACAGTCTTCGCCTAACTTAGTTGTCAACAAGGAAGCTAAACTAAAGTACAAGTCACAAGTTGAGTCTCTACAACACAAGCTTAATGTTGCTTTAGCTAACTCTCCTAGAGAACGTCAAGCTCAGCTGATAGCTAACAAAGTCATTGCTGAGAAACGTGACCCTGACATGCAGAAAGACCAACTTAAGAAACTTAAACAACAGGCTATTGCAGCGGCCCGTCTAAAGACTGGTGCTGATGGAGCTAAGACAAGGATTCAGATAGAGCATGATGAATGGGAAGCCATTCAATCAGGTGCTGTTAGTACTAAGATGCTAACTGATGTACTACGCTTTGCTGATAGTGATAGAGTCAAACAGTTAGCCACACCTAAACCAGAGACCACTATGTCTCTAGCCAATGCATCTAGAGCTAAGTCTATGATTAAGAAAGGTCATACCTATGCTGAAGTAGCTGAGGCTTTGGGTGTTGGTGTCTCTACCATACAGAACCTAGTCTAGTAGAAAGGAGGACTACACATGGACGACTACCAACTACAGACAACTGTTGTTGATACTATGCTAACGACACTAGACAATCCATACAACCCTTTCACTGACTATGATAAGTGGTGGCAATGGGACAAGGACAATGACTACAACACACCTGAACTCCTTGCTCGTGTCATGGGTGACACTAGTGATGCATTAGATGATGTTGAAGTTGCACAGATTCAAGCGACAGCGATGAACTGGATTATAGATGATGGTCCAATCACTGGCGTTTGGACAATTTGTAAACCAGATACAAAGACACCGATTCGTCTACCTACGAATGTGGATGAACAAAAAGAAAGTTTAACAGAATAAAAGTTAGACACCCCATAGGGGAGGGTCTCGAAAATTCCCGACCCCTTTGCATCGCTGCACCAATCCAAAATACCCCCGGAGTGGTATAAAACTCTAAATTGAGTCTTTTATACTGCGGTTGATGTACCAGGAAAGGAGAGTAAACTATGCCCAATGATGTGTATATGCACCTCAAAGCTTTGCTAATGTGGCTGATATCTCCTGAAGTTCTTTCACAGATAGGTGTTTACATAGGTGTGGGCGCCTCTATCATCGGTTTCGGTGTCAAGGTCTTCAAGAAGTTGTGGACAAACTTGGAGAAGAAACAGAATGAGGAGATTGAGAGTATTAAAAACACTCTCACAGCTCTGACTACTAGTTTCCAAGAGATGCAGAAGAACCAAGAGCGAGACTTTTTACGTTTACAGATAATCACAGGCATTCAATCCAATCGATTGTCTAAGAATGAGGTCTTAACTCTATACGGCGAGTATGCTGAGAAAGGTTACAACTCCTATGTTACAAGAATTGTAAACGATTACATAGAAGAATTAAAAGAGAGAAAGGAATCTAACAAATGAGTATTGAAAAAGTAGTTGATTTAATTACAGTATTAATCATTGTTGCTCCTATTGTAGTAAATGTTATCAAACTAATTGGTGCTGTTACCCATAGCAAGTCAATTCAAACATTGGCAGACCGAGCAATGATTATTGTTTCCTCATTAGATTCAGTCTTGATTCCAAATGACACTAAGAAGCGAGAAGCAATGAACAAACTGTTGTATTTCGCTGAAGAAACCGGTGTTAAATTGACGGCAGAACAAGCGGAAGACTATATCGAACATTCTGTTCGAGAACTCCGTCGACTTCAGGAATTGACTTCTAAACCGGAGGTGGAATTATATGCCCCGGAGACGAAGTGATGAGGTAATCCCTCGACAAGCTTTAACGCCAGAAGGTCGAATGCAGAAACTCACAAAGAAAGCTTTCGACTTGGCAGAAAAACAATTGGCCGATGGAACAATCGCGCCAAGTACTTTAAATGCATTGCTCCGTTATGGAACAATCGAAAACGAACTCCAGTTGGAAAATCTAAGGTCTAAGAAAACACTGAACGATTCTAAGATTGAATTGTTGAATAGTGAAGTGAAAGGTAAAGGAGATAGCGAAGAGGTTATTCGCGCCATTCGTGGGTATGCTCCTTCCGAAGCACTATGATACTTCAGCTAGATGAACAGCGTTCCATTCTTAGAGATCTCAGTTATTCTAAACTTTTAGAATTTAAAGATTTTGGTGATAGACTAAATTTTCTGTCATTGGTAAATCGAGGGTATCAATCTCCGAGAGATATATCTAATAAGTTTTATAAGTCTAGAATGTGGCGAGAGCTACGAGAAGAAGTTATAGCTCGAGATATGGGGTATGACTTGGGCGTTCCTGGTGTTGAAATAGAAGGATCTCCTTTAGTACATCATATGATTCCTCTTATTGAGGATGATATATTACAATGGAGAGAAGAGATTCTTCTTAATCCAGACCTATTGATAACTACATCTTATGGTACGCACAATATAATTCACTATGGACAAACTAGTGACCCTGCTCTTGTGTTTATTGAAAGATGTCCTGGAGATACTAAACTATGGTGAGGTGGATATATGTCAATTCTTAACGATGTTAAGACTACATTAGATTTCGCTTCCGAAGAAGATACTGGATTTGATTCACGGTTGATCATGGAATTGGACGGAATCATTGGTGAATTATCTCAACTAACTCATCTGAGTTCGGAATTCGAGATGACCGCTGATTCTGCTTGGGATTCTTTACTACCAAAGAAAGACCCCAACCTTTTACGACTAATAAAACAGTTCGTTTATATCAACATTCGAATTAAGTTTGACCCACCGTCAGGTAGTGTCCTTACTTCGTTAGAAAAATCTCTATCATCCACAGCGCAACGTATAATCATTCAAAAGGAGGAGTTTAATGAGTCAGAACGATTTAATGAACCTAGAACTACTCCACGCGATTAAAGAAAACGAAAGTGATGATATCATCGAACACTTCGGCGTCAAAGGAATGCGCTGGGGATTCAGAAAGAATCGCTCAGAGCGTTCTAAGTTGCGTCAGTTGAAGAAAGCAAGTCGTAAGGCAGGAGCTGCCTGGAATAAGAAGTATCATAGTCGACATATGATGACTTCTCATGACTTGAGAGAAGCAACTAATCGATTGCGCTTGGAGAACGATTTCGCAGAACAGGTTCAAAGGTCAAATCGATTGTCTAATCCAGGTGGTCAAAAATCATTTGGCGCATTTGGTAGAGAAACTGGTAAACTTATCAGAGATACTGCCGTTCAGACAATCACAAAAGATTTGCTAACCAAGAATCCTAAACATTATTCACAATTGACTAAGAATCTTGCCTCATTAGGTAAAGATACTGGTCATGCGATTAATGAAACTGTGAAAATTTTCAAATAGGAGATAACATTTTGGTATTATCGAATAAAGCATATCCGGAAGAGTATATGAAGTTTAAGGAGCAAGTTCTTAGAGGTGAAATTCCGGTCAATCGGATGGTATCACTGGAAATGAACCGAATCGACTTCTTGATTGAGTCACCGGATTATTACTATGATAATCAAGCGATTGAAGGCTTTGTTAGATTTTGCGAAAATGAGATGACTCTGACAGATGGTAGTGATGTTACTCTTCTACCGTCCTTTAAATTATGGGCAGAATGTGCCCTCGCTTGGTTTTACATCTCCGAGGATAAGGTGTATAATCCTAAACTCGGTAAATGGGAAATAAAATCAAAATTTAAGCGACTTACGATGAAACAGTATCTTATTGTTGGTCGTGGAGCCGCAAAATCACTATATTCAACTTACATGCAAGCATACATGTTGTTGATAGATACATCCACAACCCATCAGATTGTGGCTGCCCCTACCATGAAACAGGCTGAAGAAATTATGGGTCCTTTTAGAACTGCTTTAAGTAGAGCTAAGGGTCCATTAATCAAATACATGGTTCAGGGTTCTAAGATGACTGGTAATCTAACCCAGAAGCAGCTACTTGCATCTACTAAAAAAGGTGTGGAAAATTTCGCAACGAATAGTCTATTGGAAATCAGGCCGATGTCCATCGACAAACTTCAAGGACTTCGTTGTAAGTATGCCTCTGTTGACGAATGGCTTTCTGGAGAAGTGCGAGAAGACGTAATAGGTGCGATTGAACAAGGAGCATCAAAAAATGATAACTACTTGATTATCGCTACTTCGTCAGAAGGTACAGCTCGTGATGGTGTCGGGGATACCATTAAGATGGAGCTATTAGATATTCTAGAAGGTCGATATTTCAACCCACATGTCTCTATATGGCACTATCGTTTAGATGATGTACGTGAAGTCGCATATCCTGAAATGTGGTTAAAAGCAAATCCAAATCTCGGAGCGACAGTTTCTTATGAAACTTATCGAAATGAAGTGGAACGTGCTGAAAATCAGCCTGCTACTAGAGCCGATACATTGGCAAAACGTTTTGGTATACCTGTCGAAGGTTACACGTATTTCTTCGTGTATGAAGAAACTATTCCCCATAGACCTCAGAATTTTGATGGTCTCGAATGTGCGATGGGCGCCGACCTTTCACAAGGTGATGACTTCTGTGCATTCACATTTCTATTCCCTCTTGGTCGTGGAAGATTTGGTGTAAAAACCAGGTCTTATGTCTGCGAATCAAAACTTAGAAAACTTACTTCTGCTATGAGAAATCGTTACGATGAATTAATAGCCGAGGGTACACTAATTGTAATGGACGGAGTTGTTTTAGATTTGAATAAAGTCTATGATGACCTAACTGAGATGATTTATTCTCATAGATACATTGTGTATGCTTTTGGGTTCGACCCATATAATGCTAGAGAATTCGTTGAGAGATGGACAAGAGATAATGGGGAATTCGGTGTAGAAAAAGTAATTCAGGGTGCTAGAACAGAATCTGTTCCGATGGGTGAGTTGAAAAACTTAGCTATGGAACGTCTTCTCATATTTGACGAAGAATTAATGAAGTTTGCGATGGGTAATGCTGTCGCTATCCAAGATAATAATGGTAACTATAAATTGTCTAAAAAACGTGCCGATGAAAAGATCGATAACGTTGCAGCATTAATAGATGCCTGGGTTGCGTACAAACGTAACCTTGATTTATTCGTATAGAAAGGCCAGTATGAGTATATGAGTATTTTTACTGATGGACTACAACATGCCTGGCAAATGTTTACCAACGATACAAACAAACCATCATTGGTAGAAACATCACCTCAATATCAACTTACGACTGAACCTAGAGCATTGAATCCCAATAATGCTATTCCTGCTAGGGTATTTAATAGGTCGTCTATTTCATCTATGATTTTCAATAGAATTGCTATGGACGCATCAATGGTTAAGTTTCAACATGTGAAACTAGCTGCGGATATGCAAAACCAAACGATTCAAAGAAGTTCCGCACTTCAAAGATTATTTGAGGTAGAGATGAACACAGACCAATCTAGTACCGATTTCTTTCACGATTTGGTATATTCCCTATTTGATGAAGGAGTAGTTGCTGCCGTTCCTTTGGAAGCAACTGTGGACCCTATGCATTCGGATTCATATGATATAAAGTCTATGCGAGTAGGTAAAGTAGTAGAATGGTTTCCTACACAAATTCGAGTGAAATTGTACAATGAGAACAAGGGAGATTTTTCGGAAATAATTGTCCCAAAACGAATGTGTGCTATAATCGAAAATCCTTTGGCAAATATTCTAGGTACGGATAATCCGACTATGAATCGTCTAATTCAGAAGTTATCAATTCTCGATAAACAAGATTTAGACGCAGTTGCTAATAAATGGAACATGATTCTACAACTTCCAGTTCCGGTCAGAAATGATATTAAGAAAAAAGAAGCTGATGACCGTGTAAAAGATATTGAGAAACAATTGCAAGATTCTAATTTGGGGATTGCGTATATTGCTGCAGATGAGAAAATCACTCAGTTAAATAGACAAATTAATTCCACATTGATGGATGAGATTAAGTATCTGACAGAAGAACTTCTTAGCCAGATTGGTCTTACGAAGGCGGTATTTGACGGTACTGCTACTGCTGAGCAAATGCAGAATTATTACACACGAACAATTGACCCTATTGTGACTCGAATTCAAGAAGAATTCCAACGAAAATTTATTACAAAAACCGGCTATACACAAGGCCATCGCATTGTAACATATAGTGACCCATTCAAACTTGTTCCAACTAGTCAGTTGGCTACAATTGGTGATTCACTTCTTCGTAATAGAATTCTTACATCGAATGAGTTCCGGGCAGTTATTGGATACGGTCCTATGGATGACCCAATGGCAGATCAATTGTATAACCCTAACATCTCAGATTCTAGACAAGATGTTTCTATCCCTGGGTCGGTCGAGTCCCCTGAAGACCAACAGTACTACGAGGAAGATCCTCAGTATGCTGAAGCACAACTTCAAAATGGCGGCAAATAAAGATGGAGGTAAATCGTATAATGGATAAACATCCCAAGTATGATTTTGCGGGTTATGTAACCCGTAACGACCTACGGTGTACCGATGGGGTCGTAATCCGTCATGGAGCATTTCGTGAAAACGATGGCAAAAAGGTTCCGCTTGTTTGGTCTCATGACCCAAGTACCCCTGAGAATGTCATCGGTCATGTAATGTTACACCATGCGGATGATGGTGTTTACGGGCAAGGATATTTTAATAATACTCCTAATGCACAAAATGCCAAGGAACTTGTACAACATGGTGATATCTGGTCTATGTCTATTGGAGCAAACCGTATTAAGCGTACTCCAAATAATGACGTAATCCATGGTAACATTTATGAAGTATCGCTTGTTGTTGCCGGAGCTAATCCGGGAGCAGTTATTACTGAAGTGTTGACACACTCAGATAATCCCGATGAAGGAGAAAGAATCATTATGGAAAGTAATGAACTTATTCACTCAGCAAATGATGTTTTGCTAGGTCAAGAACGTGTAAGTTTATTTGACCGCATTCAACACGCCGATGATGAAGGCGCTGCCGATATCATGGATGGAGTACTTGCTACTCTTAATGAAGACCAGCAAGAAGCTGTTGCTATTTTGGTGGAGGCGTCTACTAATGAAGCTCTTGAAAACATGGAAAAAACCGTGAATGAACAATTTGACGCTGCTGTCGATGCAAAAGTAGGCGAAGTCTTGGATGATATTGCTGAAAGTATCGACGATGAAGATGAAGAAATTGAACAATCTGCCCTAGGAGGACAAACTATGCACTACAATGCATTCGAACAATCTGCACCTAATCGTGATGAAGAAATCCGTCACTCATTGACTGCTGCTCTTGAAGCTGCTCAGAAATCAGGCCGCAAAGTTGGTCAAGTTCTTTCTGAAATGGAAAATGGCGACGTACTTCAACACTCAATGAATAATATTGAAATGTTGTTCCCTGATCACCAATTGCAAAATGGTGTTCAAGTAATCTACTCACCTAACACTGCTACCGAACATATTCTTAGTCGCGTAACTAAAGTTCCAACCGCCTTTGTTAAATCAATCATGACAGACCTTTCTGACTTGACTGATGAGCAACTCCGTGCTAAAGGTTATATCAAAGGAACCGAGAAGAAAGAACAAATTCTTTCATTCCTTTCTCGTAAGACAGATCCTCAAACGATCTATAAAAAACAATCTATTGACCGTGACGATGCAATCGATATTGGTCAACAATTGAACGTTGCTGCATTCTTTAACCAAGAAATGCGTATCAAACTAAATGATGAAATTGCGCAAGCAATCTTGGTATCTGATGGACGTACATCTGGTGATGCTAACAAAATCAAAGAAGACCGCATTCGTCCAATCACAAAAGACGATGACTTCTACACAATCAAAGCAACCTACAATCCAAACATGCTATTGGATATCTTCCAAACAGTCGCTGAACAAAAGACTAAGATGCTTGGTTCAGGTATGCCATCATTGTATATCAATCCGCTATTCTTGACAAAACTTCGTTTCTTGCGTAACAAGAATGAACAATGGGTATTCGGTGGTCAACAACCTGCAACTAAAGAATATCTTGCTTCATTGTTCGGTGTAGCTGAAATCGTCGAAACAAACTTCTTGAAACCTGAAGAATTGATCATGGTGAACCTTGCTGACTACCAAATCGGTACTAACCGTGGCGGTGAAGTGAACACATTCGAACACTTCGATATCGACTACAACAAACAGAAATACTTGATCGAAACTCGCTTGTCTGGTGCCCTTACTCGTGCGAAAGCAGCGGTTTACTTCAAACCTGCAGCTGGATCAGCAGCTGGATCTGAAGCTGCTCGTACAAACGTTCCTGGGGGATAAGAAATGAAGTTCAGCGGTGAAGCTGGTTTTCGATTGAAAGATGTCGAGGTAGAACCCGATGTCTTTGAACCACAATTGGTTACAAAGATCATAAAGGGCAATGTTGTTCAGAATAGATACGGTCATCAAAATGGTGACAAATCTACAATAGATAACATTACAATTACCAACCAGCTTTCTATCGTTGCCAATCAATTTCTTATAAAGCATATTGCAAATCTGCTTTATGTTAAATTTCAAGGCGTAAAATGGAAAGTTGTTTCATACAACATAAAAGCGCCTAGAATTTTTGTGGATTTAGGAGGAGTCTATAATGAGCAGGAGGATGCTTATCCGGGATTGCATTCAGAAAGCAATAGCGAAAACGGGCGAGAGCTATAGCCTCTACTACAATCCCACAGAACAGACGACATTGAAATATCCTTGTATTCTTTACAGGAGAAAAGCGATTCGTCAACGACATGCTGATAATATTCGGTATCATACTCATGAAGAGTATCAGATTACTGTTATTGATAAACGTGTCGATACTCCAGTGGTTGACGCTCTACTAGATGAGCAATACTGCTACTACAATAGTGAATTTGTTAATAGTAACATGATTCACACAATACTAACAATTAATTCAGGAGGATTAGCAAATGGCTAAACTTGTATTTGATGAACTTGGGAAACGCTTTTATGAGACTGGTGTCTCTAACGCGGTTCTTTTTGTACAATCTGACACCGGTACATATCCTAAAGGTGTCGCTTGGAATGGTATCACTGCTGCTAACGAATCTCCATCAGGAGCAGAATCAAATGACCAATACGCTGACAACATGAAATATTTGTCCCTTACTGGTGCTGAGAAATTTGAAGGAACTATCGAAGCTTTCAGTTCTCCTAAAGAGTTTGATGTGTGTGATGGTATGGCAGATATTGCTAAAGGTGTAATCGCACACCAACAAAACCGCAAACCATTTGGATTTGCATTCAAGTCAATCCTTGGTAACGATGTTAAAGGTAATGACTATGGTTACAAACTTCACTTGTGGTACGGATGTAAAGCTGCTCCGTCTGAACGCTCACACGCAACTGTGAATGATAGTCCAGAACCACAAAATCCATCATGGAGTATTACATCTACTCCAGTAGCAATTCCAGGTCACAAACCAGCATCTGTATTGACTATTATCTCTACAGAAGTTGAACCTGCTAAACTTGCTAAAATCGAAGAAGCTATCTATGGAACTGATTCTGCAGATGCATATCTTCCAACACCACAACAGATCATTGAAATGTTGAAATAATTAATTTTTAAAGGGGTATTCACTATGTTAAAACAACAAGTAAAGTATGAAGATTTCGATGGAAACATCCAAAACGAAACTCTATATTTCAATCTTAACCGTATGGAGCTTGTAGCTTTACAGTCTCGTTATGGTAAAGAAGATATGGCGAAATACATTGAGAAACTTATTGAAGATAAGGATCTTGAAAAAATGTATGAACTTCTTAACGATATTGTGTTAACCGCTTATGGTGTTCGTTCTGAAGATGGTAAACGATTCATCAAGAACGATGAAATTCGTGCAGATTTCGAACAATCATTGGCTTATGAAGCGTTGATCGAAGATTTCCATGATGAAACACGTAAAGTGTTGGAGAATTTCGTAACTGGAATTACTTCACATATTCGTGGTTTGAACAAAGCAGAGAATGCTGTCTCTGCTCCGGCTTAATTATATAACATCGGATGGCGTGTATATACTGCACGCCTCCTTTGTTTTTAAATTTTTTGAGGTGTGAATATTATGGCGTCAGAATTTTTGACATTACGAATTGATGATGTTGAGTTATGGGACGATGAGAATCAAGAGTTTATTATCACCCCGGGAAGGGAAGTAACGTTTAGGTATACTTTAAGGATTCTAGATAAATGGGAGACAAAGTATGAAAAACGATTCATTGACAATACTAATGAAATATCCTCGGAAGAAATGTTAGACTTTATTAGAATGATGTGTGATGAAGACGTTGATTTGAATTCCTTATCACAAGAGAATTATGACGATATTGTTGCATATTTACAAAGAACCCCATCTGCTACAAAAATGCCAAAAGCTACTGGATCAGCAGCATCAGGGTTTACTAGAAAGAAAATATTTACATCTGAGATAATTTATGCTCACATGGCTTTGAATCATATTCCTTTTTCATGGGAGGATAGAAACTTAAATAAACTTATCATGTTATTGAATTGTATAGGGTCTCTACAAGAACCTCCTAAGAAGATGACAAAAGCAGAAGCCATGGAAGAACACCGTCGTGTTATTATGGAACGACGAAAGCAACAACAGAATAAATAGGAGGTTTTAAATTGAGCGATAAATACATTGCGATATCCTCCGTTGACACTATTGAACATTTTGGTGTCAAAGGAATGAAATGGGGAGTTCGTTCTCGGTATGCACTTAATAGGTTCAAAACACGTAGAACTTATAAAAAAGCGCTACGAGATGCTAAAATAAAGTATAAACAAAATCGGCCTAATTTTGGCATGAGAGCTTTACGAAATTCGTCAGCAGCTTCATTGGCATTAGGTCTTGTAAGTAAAAACCCTGATCTTTTGAAATATGGTATTTCCGGAAGTCTCGGAGCATTGGCGATTAATAAAATTACAGGAACGGCTAACGCTAGACGAACTTATAGAGAAGAAAAACGAGATATTAAAGATTCTTATAGGGATTATAAAGAACATTTAAGATCAGAACATCGTAAAGCATTGGAGGGATAATTATTGAATCCACATGATGTATTACAACATCACGGCGTTAAAGGAATGCGCTGCGGTGTTAGAAAAATGTATGAAAACCACAAAGAAAATTTGAGGTATAAATATCGTAAAAAAGGTCTTAGTGAAGAAGATGTAGAGAAAAAACTGAAACGACGTCTTGCTGCAGAGAAAATAGGCCTAGCTGCCGCGGGTTTAGCTGCAGCGGGATACGCTGCTTATAAAGGAAAAAACTATATTCAGGACGAATATCTAGGTAGGACTCTGAAAAATGGTAGTACAATCGATACTGTTACTGCAGCTTCGAAACTAGATAAAGATAGACCTATTTATGCTGCTTTTGGAAAAGTAGATAAACTAAAATATCGAGGACTTTATGCCGAAGAACGTGAACGTAAAAGAGCTTTAGCAACGGACATGCAACGAAAGATTTATGGATTGGGAGATCATGACAACCTAATGAAACTAAAAGCAAACAAGGATGTCAAGATAGCTCCTAATAAGACTGCCAGAGAAGTATTTTCAAATCTATATAATAACGATCAATCGTTTAATAGAGCGGCTAATGAAATTGCTTTATTTAGAGGTGGACCAGCCAAAGGTAAGTACGACCGTTTCAACGTTGGTCTAGTGGGGAGACAATATAATGAGTCTCATAAGAAGCAAATTGACAAATTTTATAGTGCATTAAAAGAAAAAGGATTTAGTGGTGTAATGGATATGAATGATAAGAAGTATTCGGGATATAACACAAAAAATCCAACTATTTTCTTTGATCATAATAATTTGGACATGTCTAAGCTTAGTAAAATAACGACCCCTAACATGCGTAAGGATGCCGCCATAGGGAAAGCGATTGTATTCCCAA